AATATGCAGTTTTAATTTTATTAGAATACTGATAGTTTTCTACGTATTCTTTTTTATCATTTATATCAGTAATCTTTAAATCATCTTTTCCGATAGGAATTAATCTTGTAAAGTAACCATAAGAACTACCTTGAATAGCTAAAGATTTTAAATTTAAAGAATCTATAAAGTAAGTTCCTTTATCCTCTCCTAGGTGTTCATAGACATCTATGGTTTTAGATAGAGTATTAAAAACTATATCACATCTATATATTTTTTTAATTTCTTGTACGATTTCCAAACTAGAGCAGTTAGTCATTCTAACAGTTCTCTTTTTCTTTAAATCGCACTTACCTACAACCCAACCAGTACCAGCTAAAGCAAGAGCTAAGGCTTTATCAATTGTTTGTTCTTTACTTTCAAACTTTGAAAAAGGCTTACCTTCTATATCCTCTAAATTTAAAATACATTTAAATTCAGTATATTCATTTTGGACAATTCTTTCTTTAACTATATATTCATTTTCTTTGGTCCTTATATAGCACTCTTCCACTATATCAAAATAGTAATTTGCTTTTTTAGGATAATAAAAACAGAGTGTCTTTTCTCCACTCTGCAACTCACTTTCTATAAATAAATCTTTATAATCTATTAAACCAGCTATTTTTTTCTTATTCTTATCATGTAAATGTATCAAAAGAGGCTTCCCTCCTTTCTTGCTAAATTTAAATAATTAATTAGTTCTTTAAATTTATTTATGCTTCTTCCTCTATCATATAGTCTATAACCATTAATTCAGCTGGAGACATATCGCAATTACTGTTATATAAATCATTTATATTAAATTTATGAATATCTATATCAACTTCTATATCTAAAAGTGAATTTACCTCTTTATTACATACATCTATAAATTCTTCTTTAATGTCATATGTATTATCTTTATTTAATTTTAATTTTCCATCTTCATCTTTAACACAATATTTTTCTATTATTTTTTGTCTTTCAGAGTTATATATTTGTAACTCACTTTCTATTTTCTTTATATTTTTAGCTAGAGCATAAGATAATTTACAAGGTAAACCTTGTTTATATGCTATATTGCTTAATTGTTGTGATCCATTTACTAATTTTCTTAATGATAATTTCATAACACTTCTCTCCCTTTTAAAATATATTTTTTAGTTAAAACTTTGATATATCATACTTAAAATCACAATTAATACAATAAATCCATCTATAACTATATTTGTAATATTTTTCTTACTTACAGAATGCATAAATAATCCTAAACTCAAGATCAAAGCGATTTTAATCATATAACACCTCATTAAATATATTTATTATTTAGCTGCTAACTTGTCCTGTTCTGCATATACTACATCTTCAAAGTCTCTCATATCTTTTCTTATAGCTTCTTTATTTTTATTGTAGACTTCTTGATTTTGTACAGTTTTACTTAAGTTTTCTTGAGTAGTTCCATCTGTACTTAAACTAGCACTCATGTATACTACTATTTGTCCATCAATTGTTGATGTTCCAGATATAGTTATTGTTTTATTTGTATTTAACATTTGTATCATCCTTTCTATATGAATCTTGGATTGTATTTAATTTTTATATTGCAAGTATTCTTACTTAATGTGATTAAATTATCTCCTGGAACTAAAAAAGGGAACTCCCACATATCAGTATCATCAAATTTATTGATACCATCCTGTGTAACCATTCCCTCAATTCCATTTATAACTATAGTTTTATTGCCTTTTAAGTTCTTTACAATAAAAGGATCTTCGCTTAATCCAGTTATTTTTAAATCAATCATATCTATAGTAGGAGTTATTTCTAAAACTACAGGCACTTTTGTATTACCTTCACCGTTTATAGTTTTACTTGAAACTCCATTTGTAATAGTTTCTATGACTTCATTTTCAATGTTGTAACCTATAAAACTTAATTGTAATCTTCCTCTTATTTGCCTTAAACTAGGTTGATCTGAGTTTCCATTTAAAACACATTTAAATCTTAAGTTTCTATCTTTAAAATAAACTTCAAATGGCTTTACCATATTACTTAACAAATCACTTTTATCTAAATAATATCTTTTTTTAGTTAAAGAATTTACCAAAAGAGTAACTGTAATTACATTCAAAGATACTTTTGAATCAAAGAAAAGAGGTAATAATGTGTTTTTCCCTTCAAAGTCTTTTAAATTATTAATGCTAGAGTTTTGAATATCAACATCTAAAACTCTAGCATTAAACCTTTCTATATTTATATTGTTTATACGCATTTGTTACCTCCTTTTTCTCATTGTATTTAAAGCAAGTCTATTTGAAACTCTTGGAACTACAACTCTATCTATTTCTTCTCCTGCAATATTAATAGGGATTATAATGTTTCCATCAGAATCACCTTTATTTTTCATCATAGAATTTATAACCCCTTGAGCAGTTTGTCTTGCAGTCTCTAAAACCATTTGCTCACTTGATTCATGATTATATACCTTAGTTCCACTTGGTAAATCATATAACTCATATCCTCTTTCATGAAGATATGTTAAACCACCTTCAAAGTGTGATGTACCTGTCCAGTGTTCTCCAGGCTTCTTACCATGACTTTGGAAAAATGTGTTTACAAAGAAGTTTTTAACTAGACTTCCCCATCCACCATTCCATGCATCTTTTAACTTATCCCAATTACTTTTAACTTTACCAGTTGTAGTATCTACATCTTTTGTAATATCTGAGTTCATAGAAGTTATTTCCTTAACTGCTTTATCTCTTGTTTCTTTAGCTGCATTTACAGTATCATCTCTTTGCTTCTTCGCATCTGCAATAAGTTTATCTCTTTGTTTGTCACTTATTGAACCAGTCTCTTGTTGCATTCTATATGCTTCAGCTATTCTTTCATCACATTCTTTGTTAGCTGCTTCAATAGCCTTATCTCTAGAGTTATTTAATTCTTTTATATGTTTAGATGCCATATCAGCAGTTATATTTTTGTCATTATCTTTCATTCTTTCAAGAATTACTTTAGCTTCAACTTCAGTATCAGATAAAGTTTTTATAGCGGTAGTTTTCATATCTTCTTTAATTTGCTTAATATCTTGTAACTCTTGATTACTAAGCTTTCTATGTTCTTCAGCTGCTTTAGCATGAATAGCATTAATTTCATTTTGAGCTTTATCAACTAGTTGTTTTTGATGAGTCCAATGACTTTTTGTTTTATCTAGTGCATCCTTTTTTTCTTGATCTGTAAGGGCATTAGTTTTAGCAAAGAAATCTTTTTGACTTTTTAGATCTGCATCCCTTTTTTTATCAATACCTTCTTTAATTTTATTAGCCATGTCTGTATAAACTTTTTGCATTTCTTGAGATTGTTTCTTTGATAATACTACACTTTTATCTAATGTATCTTTAAAGTCTTTTATAGTTTGGTCCTTTTGTTTTTGAGTTAAACCTTTAGTACCATTAACCATTGCAGTATATTGTTTTATTATTTCATCTTTATTCTTACTAGTTAAAACTCCAGTATCAGAAACTAATTTCTTAAAATCTACAGTCATTTTTTCTCTTTGATCCTTCGATAGACTACTAGATTTTTTACTCATTTCTGTAAAGTTTTTTAGTACACTATCTTTTGCTTCTTTTGAGAATTTATTTGAATTCATTTTTAAATTCATTATAGATTCGCTGGCTTTTTTATCTAAGTCTAAGTAAGCTTGTACATTATCTTTTGTTGCTTTAGATATTTTAATTACATCTTTTTCTGTAGCTTGTGCATAGTTCCCAAACTTATCTCTGCTATATTCAACTTTATCTGCAAATAAATCTACTGCAGGTGTTGCACTTTTATTTAAGTGTTCAGCAACTTTATATCCTGCATATCCAACGGCAGCTACTGCAGCTACACCTAATGCAATTGGTCCTAAACTACCTATAACGGCAGCACCAAAACCTCCAGCAGCAACTTCCGCTCCTGCTAGTCCAGCTCCTGCAGTTTCTGCTGCTGGAGCTAGTCCTAATAATATCTTTGAGAAATCTTTAAATGTAGCAGCTGCTTTTAACGCTTTAAACTTTCCAACAGTTCCAATTAAGCCCCCTATACCACTAGATACATGACCTAGGCCACTAGTTACAGGACCCATTGCAATAGCAGCCATTCCTGCTTTAACTATAAATTCTTGTGTATGAGGACTTAAATTAGTAAAGCTATTTGCTAATTTAGTAATATCTCTAGCAACACTTGTTATAGCTGGAGCTAACGCTTGGAAAGTTTTTATTGCTGCACCTTCTAGGGCACTTTTCATTTCTGCTAAACTACCTTTTGCATTTTCACTCATAGTTTTAGCCATTTTAGCAGTAGCACCTTCACTATTATCTATAGCATTTGCTAATTTATTAAAATCACCTTCACTAGCATTTATAATTGAAAGCCATCCAGACATGGCTTCCTTCCCAAAGATAGTTGCAACGGCACTAGCTTGGGTAGCTTCATCTAAACCACCCATTTTTTCTCTAAGGTCAGACATTACTTCTCTAAAGCTTTTCATCTTACCGTCACTATTTTCTACAGATATTCCATACTTCTCCATCATAGCTGCCATACTATCTGTAGGCTTTACTAAGTTAGTTAACCCTGCTCTAAGTGCAGTACCAGCTTGACTTGCTTTTATCATTTTGTTATCGTTAGGCTCTTTATCCTAACCTCTATATGTTTCCATATAGCTCAGACTATATCTTAACCTTCAACTTTACTTGTTAAGGCTCTGCCCTTTCGTGGATATTTCAGCATATAAATAATTACTTAGCTTACTTTATCTAGTCGTTACACCTTTCAAAAGTTTCCTTATTGACTTGGCTCGGTATTGTCATATTGTATTATACAACTTAGAGTTCTACCGAATTAGAGCAGTAGTTTATGCTACTAATTTCTTAGTAACCGAGCATATAAGTTTACCCGAGTTAGCCATTAATCCTATAGCTAAAGAAGTATCTTGAACACTATATCCTAATGCCCCAGCTACAGGAGCGGCATATTTAAAAGTTTCTCCCATCATACCAACGTTAGTATTGGCATTACTACTTGCAGCTGCTAATACATCACTAAACATACCAGCATCTTTAGCTTTTAATCCAAATCCTGTTAATGCATCTGTAACAATATCTGAAGTAGTTCCGAGGTCTTCATTAGATGCAATTGCTAAATNTTTAATGTATCTTTAAAGTCTTTTATAGTTTGATCCTTTTGTTTTTGAGTTAAGCCTTTAGTACCATTAACCATTGCAGTATATTGTTTTATTATCTCATCTTTATTTTTACTAGTTAAAACTCCTGTATCAGAAACTAATTTCTTAAAATCTACAGTCATTTTTTCTCTTTGATCATTCGATAGACTACTAGATTTTTTACTCATTTCTGTAAAGTTTTTTAGTACACTATCTTTTGCTTCTTTTGAGAATTTATTTGAATTCATTTTTAAATTCATCATAGACTCACTAGCTTTTTTATCTAAGTCTAAGTAAGCTTGTACATTATCTTTTGTTGCTTTAGATATTTTAATTACATCTTTTTCTGTAGCTTGTGCATAGTTCCCAAACTTATCTCTGCTATATTCAACTTTATCTGCAAATAAATCTACTGCAGGTGTTGCACTTTTATTTAAGTGTTCAGCAACTTTATATCCTGCATATCCAACGGCAGCTACTGCAGCTACACCTAATGCAATTGGTCCCAAAGAACCTATAACTGCAGCACCAAACCCTCCAGCCGCAACCTCTGCTCCTGCTAATCCAACTCCTGCAGTTTCTGCTGCTGGAGCAAGTCCTAATAATATTTTTGAAAAATCACCAAATGTAGCCGCAGCTTTTAATGCTTTAAACTTTCCAACAGTTCCAATTAAGCCACCTATCCCACTAGATACATGACCTAAACCGCTTGTTATAGGTCCCATTGCAATAGCAGCTAGTCCTGCTTTAACTATAAATTCTTGAGTATGTGGACTTAAATTACTAAAGCTATTTGCTAATTTAGTAATATCTCTAGCAACACTTGTTATAGCTGGAGCTAACGCTTGGAAAGTTTTTATTGCTGCACCTTCTAGAGCACTTCTCATTTCTGCTAAACTACCCTTTGCATTTTCACTCATAGTTTTAGCCATTTTAGCAGTAGCACCTTCACTGTTGTCTATAGCATTTGCTAATTTATTAAAATCTCCTTCACTAGCATTTATGATTGAAAGCCATCCAGACATGGCCTCCTTCCCAAAGATAGTTGCAACGGCACTAGCTTGAGTAGCTTCATCTAAACCACCCATTTTTTCTCTAAGGTCAGACATTACTTCTCTAAAACTTTTCATCTTACCGTCACTATTTTCTACAGATATTCCATACTTCTCCATCATAGCGGCCATACTATCCGTAGGCTTTACTAAGTTAGTTAATCCTGCTCTTAAAGCAGTACCAGCTTGACTTGCTTTAATACCACTATTGGCCATTAATCCTATAGCTAAAGAGGTATCTTGAATATTATATCCTAAAGCACCAGCTACGGGAGCTGCATATTTAAAAGTTTCTCCCATCATACCAACATTAGTATTGGCATTAGATGAAGCAGCAGCTAAAACGTCACTAAACATACCAGCATCTTTAGCTTTTAATCCAAATCCTGTTAATGCATCTGTAACAATATCGGAAGTAGTTCCGAGGTCTTCATTAGATGCAATTGCTAAATTTAGTATAGGTTCTATACCTTCGAGCATATCACCAGTTTTCCAACCAGCCATTCTATGTTATTAACCCTAAGCTTTTTATCTTAGGCTCTGGAAGTTTCCTTCATTTTCATCGGTTTGTCACTTCAAACCCAGCATAGCATACCTTTTTACGTAATTATTTCATCCATAACGTAGAGCGGCCTCTTGGTGTATTATTTCAACACTATGCGTTGCCCCTGACCAATTAGCATACTAATTGTCACTATATCACTATAGCTTAATGAATTTATATCATGCCTTCGGTTCGGATTAGGATTTTACACCCTCCCCGCTTAATTCCACTCTAATAATCTTAAGTTTTCAATGGATTTAACTTAAGACGGCAATAATTTTGCCATATACTCCATACCTTCTCCTGCTTGTGCAGCACTAAATTTAGTTTTAGCTCCCATTTCTTGAGCCTTATTTTCTAACTTTTTAAGATCATCACCCGTAGCTCCAGAAATAGCTGCTACCTTATCCATTTGAGCCTCATATTCCATACCTACATGAGCGGCAGCTACTCCTATTCCTGTTAAAGGTAAACTAACATGAGTAGTAAGTTTTCCACCTATCTCTTGAGCTTTACTACCTACTTTTTTAAAGTTATTTCCTAAGTCCTCAAGCCTTTTAGATGCATTACTTACACTATGAGTATTTTCTACTTCTCTATTGAATTTATTTACCGCAGATTGAGCTTTATTTACTTCTTCCTCTGCTTTATTCATTTGAGTTTCATAGTTTTGTAATGTCTTAGCATTATTTTCTACAGTTTTATCTAGCTTAGCATGTTCTTTTTGTAATTCTTCTAAAGCTTTTTCAGTTTCTTTAGCCTCTTTACTTTCTTTACCATAGTTTTTTATAGCATTTTCATGTGCTTTTTCAGCCTTAGAAAGAGACTTTGCTAATTCATCTCTTTTATGTATATTACCTTGTAATGTTTCAGTAGCATCTTTAATACTCTTTTTATAAGTTTCTAATTTCTTATTTTGTAAATCTAATTGTTTTTGTAATGAGCTTTGTACTCTATTTACACCTTCGGTAGATTTACCAAATGCCTCTAAACCACTTTGAGCTGCTTTTAATTCGCTCTTATTATTTTTAATTTCTGAATTTATACCTTTTAATGTACTGGAATATCCAGAATCATCAAGTATCATCTTTGCGGTTATTCGTTTTTCTGTATCACTCATTTACACTCCTTTCTCTTTCTATAGGAAAGGTACTTCATCTATACTAACAACTTTTTCAACATATCCATCATCTGAAACTGATTGAGTTTGCTCTTCATGTTCTTTATTGAGTTCTCCGATTAACATAACAATTTCTTTGAATGTACTATCGAAGAACTCTTGTCTTGTGAAATTTAGTTTTGTTTTTGCAATAAAAAAAAGCCTATTTATATCAAATGGCTTTTCATTTAAATCTATTTTTTTTTACTTTCATCTTCTGATTTATCTTCATCAGTAGTAGTATCAGATGTTTTAACCCCTCTGTAATCAAAATATAAATCTGTTGCAAAAGGTATTATTTCATCTATAACTTGATTTGGAGTTAATTTTTCTTTTAATTCATCTATAGTTAATGGGTTTTCATTCCCATCCTTATCAACTCTTTTTGATGTACAAGAGCATATCATAACTTTTAAAGCATTATTATATAAGTTTTTACCGTACATAACCCCATTTATTACATCTCCAAAGTTATCAAATCTTTCATCTATATCAAATATAGTCTTATTTGTCATTTCAAAATCTAAGTTTTCATTTCCTATTTTAAATTTTCTTTTCATTTAAATTCACTCCCTATTATTTTTATTAATGTTCAGAACTAACTACATCTGTTTTTTCTTCAGGTACAGTAACTTGTTTAAAGAAATTCTTTAAGAACTCTGGTGTTACATTAGGAGAGTCACTGCATACATTGTATTGCCATAATCCATTTATTAAAGGTCTAAAACTAGCCTCTATTTTCTTAGCTTGGAAGTTTGCTTTACCTTCCTTATCTTTTAAATCTTCATCTGATAACCCAAATGTTCCAGCGAATAGTATTCCATACTTATCTATTCCTTGAGCTTTCTCTGCTTTATATAAAATAGCAAGTGTTGGAGCTATATCATTATCATTTTTTATTACTCCACCTGTTTTAGCTAACTTATGCCCCATAACATAACATTCATCTGCATCTGATAAATCTGTTATATTTAAAGTTACCTTTACATCTTGTAAAGTTTGTTCCTCTAAAACTTTTCTTCCTTCATGATAATATGGATCACTATTTTGTTTTGGTTTTATTCCTATTTGCTTAATACCTTCTAAGTACCTAGGAGTATCAAAAGTTATACCCTCATCAGTTTCAGTTTTTAAGTGAGCTACATATAACTTACTTACATTTACAACTGGTAATATTTTTTGTGGTGCTGACATTATTCTTCATCCCTTTCTTTTATAAATAAAAAAACTAGCTTAGATTAGCTAGTTGGTAAATCAATATTAAACCTCAAAGGCTTATGATATAATCCTGTTTCCTTTTCAACTAAATCTGGGCTTCCAGGGCTATATTCAAATCCAGCGTTTAGCATTTCATTAATTATAATACTTTCTAATTGAGTATAATCTCCCTTACTAAAGATATCTACTTGTATAAAATATCTTATTTCTTTTATTTTACCTTCTTCATAATATGACGGTTTCGTATAGTAAGTTTCATACTCAACATATGGTGGTTTAGGGTTATTTGCTTGAATAAAAAATACTTTTTTGTTAGGTAATAAGTTAAGAATATTATCTGAACTTAAAGTATTTTTTAATTTCTTTTTTATAATCGAGGCATCTATTTTTATATTACTTTCCAAAATATCACCCCATTTTTCTAAATATCGTTTGAGCTACCTTTGAAATAGCTTCCTCTGTGTTTTCTTCAACACTTCTTTCAAAGTATCCTACATGAGCCTTTTGTTCACTTGTACCATACTCTTGAAATATATCATAGAAGGCTTTACTTTTTGCAGTTCCTTCTGTTGCTAAAGCATTTTCTTTAACAGATATTTTAATTTCAGCAAGTTCTCCTGTTGGTCCTACTGGAGTATCATTTTCTAATCCTTCTCCGATTACTTTTATACCTGACCTTACGGCTTGCCTTTTTATAACTGTATCTAAAGCCATATTTTTTACATATTCTTCAAACTCTTCATATCCCTCAAGTTCTATAGTACTTGACATATACACCTCCAAATAAAAAAAGAAAGCTATATAGCTTCCTTTTTATCTTTTATCATAGTAAATATTGATGAAATTAAAAATAAAATTGCTACAACTAATCCACCAATAAAGTTGATTGGACTATCAGCAGAAATTGAAGTAAATGCTGCAGCTAAATTAATTATAAAAGCAATAATCATAAATATTCTACTTAATTTTTCTTTATTATTAACTATACATGCACCTACTAAACCAGCTATACTTGCAAGTATACTTAAAAATGCAAATGTTAAAGTACTACCGCCTGCTGGATTAGTTACTTTCATATTAAATCCAATAAACAGTAACATACAACCTAATAGGATTCCAAATATTCCTCCTATAAGGCCTAAAATAAAAGCAGTTTTTTTCATATTATAACACCTCCAAGCTATATTATAACTTAAAAGGTAATAATTGGAAATCTAACAATTTATTTTAGCTTTAATATCTACAAATTCATGCCTATTTTCAAAGTCTAAAACATCTAAAATATCATAATAAAAACCTTTATATTCTATTCTAAATATTTTACTTGCTCCTGGATCTAGCAACTCTTTTACTTTTTTACAGTATCTAACTGTAAATGTAACTATATTTTCACTATTAGTTGCTTTAGCGGCTATATATTCCTTTCCAGATACTCTTTTATAACCACTCCAACATTTATAATGTTCTTTCCAAACTTCTTCATCAAATCCATTTTCATTAGTCTCATTTGAATCTGATAATTTTTCTATTTTTATTCTTTCTGTTAATCTACATTCAGCCATTTAATCACCATACTTTAACTGATTCATAATAGTTTGTAGTGAAAATCTCACTTTTTTTCTTCTTTTTTCTTCTTCCATTAATCCTTTATCTTTGTACCATTCATTGACTAATATTTTACAATATCTTTTAGCTCTTTTATTTTCGCTAGTAAATTCTTTTCCAGTAGCATCTTTTAGGTATTCCTCAGCTGCATCTATACAGTCTTGAATTTCTTCATCATCATCGTCAAAATCTACTTTTAAGAACTTTTTAGCCTCTTCTAAAGTTAGAATCATTTAATCCCTCATTTCTTAAAAAATAGCTAAAAAAACGACCTTTTTAAATCGATTCTAAGGTGTCTCAAAAACTTTAATAGACTAATAATACCTTGTAATTTCAACGTATTATTAGTCTAAAATATTTTTTGCTTTAATATTTTATTAATGCTCTGAACTTACTGCAGTTGTATCTATATATCCATTAACAATTGCAGCTTTATCTTTTATTGTTACATCTTCTCTTTCTATAGCTCTAAATAAAGTTAAGTCTTCTTCAAATGCATTTAAATCTCCTATAGCTGCCGTATCAGACATTTTTATATTCATTAAAGCTCTATCCCAGAAAACTATACCTTCTTTTAAATCTCCTATTATAAAAGGTATTTTCTTTCCTGTAGTAGATAAATCACTATTTGGACAAACTTCAACTGGTATAGTTGATGCTCCAGCACATAATCTAAGAGCCATAGGTTCTTTTGGATCTGGTTGTAAAATATATTTTCCATCTGAATCTTTTAATGTATCTAGATATTGTAATCCATCATCATTTGTAATTATTTTACTAGTTGGCTTAAAAGTAGCACCTAAAGTAACATTTAAAGCTTTCTTAATATCATCTAATCCATTTAATTTTGTCTCTTCTATTGTTTTTATTTGTTCTAATATTAATTTATTTTGAGTTACTCTTGATTCATCTCCTATCCATTCTATTAAAGTATTAACTATATTTTGGTCTGAATCTGCAAGTAATTCATTCGTTACAGTAAAATATCCTGCATATTTTTCAACTTCATATTTTAATCTTTCAAATTGAGGTGTATTTTTTTCACCTATTTTACCTCCTTCACCTACTTTAACAAATCCAGTTTGTTGAGATCTCTTTTTGAAAGTTCTTTGTCCTTTATCAGTAGTAACTTTTTCAACTGTTACTAAATCTTTTAAAGATTTTTTAGATTCTTTATATGTATTTATTTTAGTTAATATATCTTCTGGAACAGTATATCCACCCTCTGCTGGAGTTCCAACTGACATTTTATTATCTATTTTAAATCCATTTCTTGCAGCATTAGCAAATTCAACAATTGAATCTTTGTTTTCTGGAGTAACTTTTATACCTTCTCCATCTTTAATTTTATTTTTGGCTTCTTCATCTTGTTCAGCCTCTAAGTCATACAGAAGGTCAAATTTATCACTTAAATTTTTTAATTCTTCTTTAGCTGTTTTTGCTTCATCTATTTTATTTTCATTAACTAAATTCTTTACTAATTCTTTTTGAGCTTTTATTTTATTCATTAATTCTAATAATTCTTTTGACATTTTTATTCCTCACTTTTCTATGTATTTTTGGATTTTGGCAATAAAAAAAGATTTAGTATAAATCTAAATCCTTCAATATATCTTCTTTTTCTTTTTCAATTGTATTTTCTACTTTTTTATCATCTTCTTTTTGATTCTGTAGATGTAAAAGTACTTTATTTGCAATTTCTTCTATATCTAATTTTTGATTTTCATCACTTTTTTTATTTTCTTCAAATAGGTTTTTAGGAGTATTTTTATATTTATCTAAAAACTCTGATGAACAAGCTACTAACTCAAATTCATCCTCAACTTTTATATTAAATAGTTCAGCTGCACTTTCTCCAGTAAACCACTTTTCTTCATCCATTAAGGTTGATAACTCTTCTTTAGTAACTCCTTCTTTTACATTTTCCATATAAATATTTAATATGCTTTCTTTGCAACTATCCAATGTACTAGCAATTTTTCTTAAATCTATTGCATTATATGAGTTCCATAGCATACATAAAGGATTATGAATCATAAAGTTAGCATATTTAGGTATTATAACTTTATCTCCTGCAAGTGCAATTACACTAGCTATACTTGCTGCTAATCCATCAACATGAACAGTCTTTTTACCCTTATGTCTTTTTAACATACTATAAATTGCTATTCCACCAAATACAGATCCACCGCCAGAGTTAATATATATATCAATATCTTGTGAGTTTTCTAGCTCTTTAAGGAAGTCACTTACATCTTGAGGGCATTTATCTTCGTCTGCCCACCAGCTACTCCAACTGTCTGAAACTATATCTCCATAGAAATAAAGCTCTGCTTTTTCTTCTGTTTGATTTTTTATTTCTATCTTACCAACATTTTTTAATTCTCCAGTTTCAGTATCTTTATTTTGTAAATTTAATACCTTACTCATTATTTTCGCCTCCTTTCGAATATTGCTTACCTACATCTGTTATAGGTATGTAGTTACCATTACAAACTAATACATCTCCACCTTCTTTTGCTGGCATATCTAAAATTGCTCTAGCATCATTTGGAGTATATATAGCATTATTTACAAAGGATGTTAAACACTCTGCCTGTGTCTTTGCATCTGTTCGTAAAATAGCTTTTTCATTGAATTTATAATACTTATTTTCATTTTTCTCTTCATCACTTAATAATTTGTAGCAAATTTCCTCTTCATATTGTTTTAATATAAATTGTTCTGTATCTACATAAAAGCTAAGTTGTTGCATTTCTCCACTTGAATAACTAGATTTTTCATAGTTATTTATTTGATTTGGTTTTATTCCAAATGCTCCAGCTATTTGAAGTGATGAAAATTTCTTTAATTCATAAAATTGGCTATCTGTTAGCTTTATATTTAAAGGTGTTATTTTCATACCTAATGGTATAGGGATTATTTTACCTGCATTATCTGAACCATTAGCAAATTTTTCTATTCCTTCTATTAACTTTTCTTCTTTTTTCTTATCTAAATCTCCTGTATATTCCAGTGTAGCTTTTGCAGTAAGTCCTGTTTTGTAAAGGTTATTAATGAAGTTTTGACTTTCAACTCCACCCTCAAGTGTATATTTTAAAATTTTACTAACTGGCTCACCTAATATACCATCAAATGTAAATGAGGTTTTAAAGTGTAGTACCTCTTCATTTTTAAATACAAATTGTTCGCCTGTGTATCTATCAGTATAGATATACCAAAGTGCATCTTTAATTCCAAATATACCTTTATTGTCCATAATAACTTGTACATCATTACTTGGCATAATCCACAAATCTTTTATTTCATATGTAGCCCCATATTTTTCACGTTTAAATTCTTTTCTTATATAGACATAGGCATTTCCAAAGTGATTTCTATTATTTTCTACAGTTGCCCAAAATATAGAGGGTGTCATATAAGGGTTAGGTCTAACCTTTAATAAATTATATGCTTTATTTGGTGCTGCTCTTATTACACCTTTTTCCGTTTCTTGATACATTTTAATAGGCATTTTACCTAATGTCTCAGATAACATTTTTAAACAAGTGAAATAAGTAACTTCACTTAAAATACTTTTATTTCTAGTTGTTATACCTAACCATTCTAGTAACTTTTCATTTTTCATATCAACAGTTTGAGGTTTAGGTAATATAAGATTCTTTAAATTTTTTATAAGGTTCATTTTTGCACCTCCCTTCTAATTCCATCCCATCATATCTAGATACCTATCAACCGATTCATTTACATTTACTAATCTTTCTTCTTTAAATGCTAATTTATATGCATCTATAATGGCATCAATTGGGTCTATTCTTTTGTTTCTCTTATCTTTATCTATCTTAATTTCTCCATTTGGATTAGAAACTGTTTTTGCATTTACAGCGGACCATGAAAGTAATTCATTTTCTTTATTGTACTCAATATTTTTTGCTCTTACTTCAAGCTCAAAATCTTCAGTAGCATCATTAAGCCATTTATGAGTTTGATAAATTTCTATACAATCGCACCCTAATTCGTCTAAATCACTTAAAAAGGCATCCGCATTATGTGGATCATAGCCTACTTGTTCAATTTTAAATTCATACTTTTCAATAAGGTTCTTTAAATATCTAATTATATATTTATAATCAGTTTTAATCCCACCTAAAGTCTCTGTAACTGTTAACAATCCATCTTTAATCCATAAATTGTATGGAGCATCGTCACTTTTGATATGTTCTTCTACTTTCATTTTTGGTATAAAACTATGAGAATGAATATAGTACTTTTTAACTCCATCAACATAGTATACAAATACCAATGCGAGTGAAGTTAAGTCTCCTCCAGAACTTAAATCTAATCCTACGTAACATTTTTGTCCTCTAAAATCTTCTAAAGTTCTTTCACTTTCACATTCCTTCCAAAACTTAGGTTTTATATATTGATCATCTGTAAATTGAATCCATATATTTAACGCTTTTGTTAAGAAGTCTCTTAAATCATCTCCGCCCATATCCCTTGCAGAATCCCCTACTTTTTTTAAGTTTTCAAGGTCTTCTGCATCTTTACATACTAACGGATTTGCCTTTATCCAGTTTTTAAAGTCCCAAATGTCATCGTCTTCATTCATCTCAGCTATATACACAAATTGAGCATCATTAGTAAATACATTTTCTAAGATGTTTTTACAGTATTCATATAATTTAAAACAAGGGCAGTTTAATTCAAATCCAGCCGTAGTTATTACTGAAATTAAACATTGTTTCATTTTTCTCGTACCACCCTCAAGCAATTTATACATTTGATTATTCTTGTGAGCGTGATATTCATCGACTATCCCAAGCAACGGTCTAAAACCATCTATTGATTTTGTATCTCTTCCTAATGCTCTTATTATAGAGTTAGTATTTAAAGCTATTATTGTATTGTCATGTTCTTTAACCTTAAAAAACTCTGATAAATCTTCATCAGAGTTAATAAACTTAATCATTTCATTTAATACTATCTTAGCTTGATCTGATTTAGTGGCCGTACAATATAGTTGCCCATATTTATAACCACTAAAAGCTCCATAATATGTACCTAAAATACCATTTAAAAATGATTTTCCATTTTGTCTACCTAACTGAACATAAGATGATCTAAATCTTCTATATCCATTGTCTTTTGTAACCCATCCATTTAAGCAACCTAATATAAATACTTGAAATCCTTCTAAATTTACAGGAATTTCTTCCTCACCTTCTGCTATTGTAAGTGTTTCTGCAAAATCTAAAATGTCATTTGCTTTTTCTATATCAAACTCATACTTATATGGAGCTAACTTTGACTTTTCTAAATCATCTAAATGCCTTTGACATGCTAAAATTGCATATCTTCCAGCTACAATCCTACCTTCTACTACGTCTACGGCATATTGAGTAACCCTATCTAAATTCACATAGAATCACCCCCTATTTTGCAAACTTAGAAAACTTATTTTTCTTTTCTTTTTCAGTTGGTTTAGGTAGAACTAATCTACACCTACTAGATATAGTTAATCCCATATCTGAAGCAAATCCTCTACATTGCTTTATACATCTATCTTTTTCAATAGCTATTTTATTATAATCTTCGTAATTTTTACGAGGATTTAATTGCTTTAATTCTGCTGAGTTTTTATTATATTCAGTCAGCGATTCTACATACATAGCTAATATTTCACAATCTACATTACCCATTATGCCTATATCTATTAGCTCTTTTGATATCTTTTTAAACTGTTTTTTCTCTTCTTTTGTTAAGTGAGTAGGAGGTTTTATTTTATCTGAATTTGCTTTTACTTCTGTACTTTTTCTTTGCTCAATCTCAGCTTTTGTAAGGTGTTTCTTACTATTTGCTACTACTAATTCAATTGGTTGTTTTTTACCTGCCACCTTATTTTCCCTCCTATCATCTTAAAATTTTTCAGTGGGGAGTTTTCGCGGAAAAAAACTGCAACCGTGGACTTAGGGCAAAAGTCAAAAACTTTTTGACTACCCCCCTACCCTTTAGTAATTTTCTTTTATCAATTCCTTAAGTTCATTTTGCATCTTAACTTTAGATGTTTCTCCTTTATCGTACATTCTATGTACCTTCTTATGGCACCTGTCTCATAAGCATATAAGGTTATACATATTCAATCTCTTACTCCAACAGTCTTTTAAAGTCTCTATATGATGCACTACATCACTTAGGTTATCATCACATAGCTTACACATTCCATTATCTCTTTGCCTTACAGAGTCTCTAGTAAACTTCCATTCTTTACTGCAATAAAATTTCTGTTCTTTAAAGTCTACTCTTCTCTTCCTATAATCCTTATATACTTTCTTCTGTCTATTATTAAACTTAGATTCACATTCAGAACACATAGAAATATCTTGAGGAATTATCTTCCCACATCTACAAAACTTTTTAAGCATTTATATTTGTCTTTCTTAAGTCATCTTTAAGCTTCTGTATAGCTTCTATTACATGTTTAGCAATTGCTTCTGTATCTATTTTAGCTTCAATAACACAACGTTTCTTATTGTTGTTCTCGCTTACAATATCAAATATATTTGGAATGATTACTACCTTTTTACCTATTTTATTTGATAATTTTTCTTCTGCCTTTTCTAGTTCTTCATTTGAAAGTGTGTATTTTGCTTTTAATAAAAGTAAATCTTCTTTATCTATCTCATTTACTTTTGCCATATATAAATCTCCTTTTATAAATTAAAAAGGCTAGAGATTAATCTAGCCTTCTATGAGAACGTAATATTTAGTTTATACTCTATACCGCTATAGAGTGCTCTTAAGAGCCGTAAAGTTTATTGGTGAGGATAGCAGGAATCGAACCCACCATCTACTAAATGAAAGTTAGCTATTTTGCCATTAAACTATATCCTCATTTAAAAGGCTAGATGCTGGGATTAATCTAGCCTTATAGCAATAGGTATTATGTGGTTTATGGAAGTACTATAAATACTCCATGTTATTATTATACTTTATAACTTATGTACAAATCGTATATAAATCGTACACGAATCGTACACAAATCGTACATAATTCGTGTACGATTCGTGTACAAACTATATATAATTTATGTATCTAAGGTATGTTATAATAGTCCTTTTATCTTATCAATTATTTCAACTCTCATTTGTTTGCACTTAGATTCTGACATAGACATCATCTTACTTATGTAAGTCCATCCTACGTTTTTATTACTAAAATATCTTCTATTAACAAGATCTAGTTCTTCATCATTTAATATTGTTAATGCATTTTCTATCTTCTTTATTTCAATCTCCTTCTCTTTCATAACTTTATATTTTTCACGAATTACTTTATCTTTTTGCATTACTTCTTTTTCTGTTGGTTTAGATATAGAGTTTGTTTTCCCTGTTCTTTCTTCAAAGCCCATTGATACTAATCCGTTATATTCGTAATTCATTTCTATCTTTTCTATATCTAGTTTTAAACAATTCATTTCTGCTTTTGTTAAATTATATTTAAATAACTTTCCCTCTGCTTCTTTAAACTTGTCATTACTCATTTATCTTTTCTCCACCTTAACTAGCTATGTATTTTAAAATCTCTTCTTTAGCTTCTTCAAATCCAAAGCATACAATTGCTTTATATCCTTGTCCGTTTAGATTTTTTAACCATTTGTCCTGATTTTCAGTAGTTCCGTTCTTCCCAAACTTCATTTCGATAAATAATCCATGATATTTTCCATTTGGCTTTGGTAAAAATAAATCTGGTACTCCAGCCTTTACTCCTTGTTTTTTTAAGTTTATAGCTTCTAATCTATTTCTACTGCCTCCATTAGGTACATGAAAAATCATTCCTAACTCTGGATATTTAAACTTTTGTAATTCGCACCATTGAATTAATAGAATCTGTTCACTAGCTTCACTTCTTTTCATTTTTATTACTTCCTTCTCTATGTATTACAATTAATTCTTCTTTATGATTACATATAGGACATATGCAATTTTGATTCTTCTTTTCTACCTTAAAATATGTATTACATTCTCTGCATTCTATATAAACTTTTCCATTAATAGATTTAACTTGTAATGGTTTTAAGTTCATTTTTAATTCACCTTCTCTAAAAGAATTTTATACCTACTGGGTAATATTTTATTTTAATTATGCTTTATTTTTATTTATATCTTTGAATTTTTAATTCTTTTCTTAGTTTGCTAAGTAAATCGTTAATTTCTTTTACTGAATACTCTTTTCCATGCATCATTTTTATATGACGTTGAACTTGTTCTATATTACATTGAACATAGCTTATTAAATGTACTATTGGACTAATTTGTTCTTCGCGTAATTTTATTACTATTTTCTGTTTCTTTTTAGCTTCTTTTCTTTCTGTTCTAGCTTTACCAGCATGATATTTACTACAATATTCAGCATTAGGTTGAGTTGATTCGAACTCTTTACCACAATATTTACATTTCTTTCTATACATTTAACTCAGCTCCTTATAATTTACTTTCTTTCTAGTTCAATTATTTTAGCTTCTGATAAAGTAAACTCTTCTCCGCACTCACATTCAAAAGTTCCGTTATAATCAAATTCTTCATCTTTCTCTAAACAGCCTGCTTGTCCACATGAAGGACAAGCTATAACATTTATTCTCATTTGTTTCATCTCCCTTTTATTTATGCATACATCCGCAATTAGAACATTGATAAAATACTCCTAACTCTGTTTTTAACTTATAAACTATACCATCACAAATAGGACATTTCTTTTCTCTAGCTGCTAATATATTCAATTTCTACTCCCCCTCTTATCAGCTATATATGCTAATATTTCTATGCCTCCATATAAAAAAGCAAAATAAATTAAAAATATATATAAATCTTTCATTTTTTCCTATCCTAACAACTGTGCTATTTCATAAACTTTTCTACCAGATACACTAATATTTACCGGTGTTAAATCAAGTGTATGCATAAAGTTTTTCTTATCTAATTCGCATATACATAGTGATTTTAATTGTTGTTTTGCTATTTTACTTACATTTACTTTGGACTGTAAATCTTTATTAACTTTTTCTAATTTTTCATTTTTTCTATTAACTTCTTCAAGCTTACTTTTTAGGTCCTGTATTACTTTTTCATTATTAGATTTTAATTCTAATTCACTTTTTAATTTGTCTCTTTCCATTTCTAATTCTGATATTCTATTATCTTTGCTTATTAAAAAGTATCTGCACTGCTCTTCTTTATGTTTTAATTGTTGCTTATGTTTTTCTTCCTTCTCCTTTAAAATATTTTCGTGTCTAAATTTACTTATAACTATCACTTTTTTCACCCCTTATTATTTAAAATTAAGTTTTAATGTTTCTTTTGTTTCTCTATGTATAAATGTAATAAAAGAAAGTGGATATAATCACGAAGCAGCAGTTAAGGAAGCTAAAGAAGTTATNATAACTTCTTTAGCTTCCTTAACTGCTGCTTCGTGATTATATCCACTTTCTTTTATTACATTTATATAATCCTCAAAAGTCATATTATAATGTGTAGGAGCATCTACAATAGTACTAAATCTACAATATAATCCATTTGGTTGTTTTGCTATAAATCCTGCCATTTGATTTTCCTCCTTAACTAATCATAGCTTGTACAAATATATTTAATGCACTCATTACAACTAATGCTACAAATGGAGCTATCATAGCAAATAATCTTTCTCTATTCTTCATAGTATCAACTTCCTTAATCTTATTTTTTTAACTCTTTAAGTGCACTCTCTAAACTTTGATTAGGGGACCTTTCCACCTCAACATTAGCCTTTCCATATAACTGGCAATATGTATAATAATTATTCATAGCAACAAATTCATTAACTCCAACATGTTCTAGTTTATTTCTAACATAAATTTTAATTATCATAGTCTCATTCCTTTTATCTATATTTTCAATTGATTTATCAACAACTTAACATTAGGATCATCTAACTTTTTTTTCATTAGTTCCTTTTCTTTTAAATGAGTTTGAATATTTTTCATTAAATTAACTTTTGTACTTGTATCTATAAAGTTTTGTTCATGAGCAAATGCTAAAAAACTTACAATACACATATGTTCATTTATTTTTATTTCTTTGTCTTTTTTTATTTCATTGCCTTTAATTAAGTTTTCATATTTCATAAAATCACCTTATTTTCAATTAGAACCATTTGTAATATTTTCAACATACGTTTCTAAATTATTTTTACATTCTTCACATATATATCCATCTATAAGCTCTTTTACTTCTCCGCAATGGACACATATAGCCATTATTTTATTCTTTTTAGCTTCTTTTCTTTCTGTTCTAGCTTTACCACCGTGATATTTACTACAATATTCAGCATTAGGTTGAGTTGATTCGAACTCTTTGCCACAATATTTACATTTCTTTCTATACATTTAACTCAGCTCCTTATAATTTACTTTCTTTCTAGTTCAATTATTTTAGCTTCTGATAAAGTAAACTCTTCTCCGCACTCACATTCAAAAGTTCCGTTATAATCAAATTCTTTATCTTTCTCTAAGCAGTCTGCTTGCCCACATGAAGGACAAGCTATAACATTTATTCTCATTTATTTCATCTCCCTTTTATTTATGCATACATCCGCAATTAGAGCATTGATAAAATACTCCTAACTTTGTTTTTAACTTGTACTCAACTCCATCACAATGAATACATGTCTTTTCTCTAGCTGCTAATATATTCAATTTCTACTCCCCCTCTTATCAGCTATATATGCTAATATTTCTATGCCTCCATATAAAAAAGCAAAATAAATTAAAAATATATATAAATCTTTCATTTTTTCCTATCCTAACAACTGTGCTATTTCATAAACTTTTCTACCAGATACACTAATATTTACCGGTGTTAAATCAAGTGTATGCATAAAGTTTTTCTTATCTAATTCGCATATACATAGTGATTTTAATTGTTGTTTTGCTATTTTACTTACATTTACTTTGGACTGTAAATCTTTATTAACTTTTTCTAATTTTTCATTTTTTCTATTAACTTCTTCAAGCTTACTTTTTAGGTCCTGTATTACTTTTTCATTATTAGATTTTAATTCTAATTCACTTTTTAATTTGTCTCTTTCCATTTCTAATTCTGATATTCTATTATCTTTGCTTATTAAAAAGTATCTGCACTGCTCTTCTTTATGTTTTAATTGTTGCTTATGTTTTTCTTCCTTCTCCTTTAAAATATTTTCGTGTCTAAATTTACTTATAACTATCACTTTTTTCACCCCTTATTATTTAAAATTAAGTTTTAATGTTTCTTTTGTTTCTCTATGTATAAATGTATAACTGTTATGGTCCTGTCTTTCTAATAAATATTGCATAAAATCAAATCCATTACTTGCTAATAGGTTCTTTTGTCTTCTTGTTAATTTCTTTAGCTTCTTCATGATCCCCATCTCTCCTATAACTTTATTTCAACATTGTTAGTGCCATATCCATGCCTATAATTACTCCATCTTGTATTAGTGTTCTTTTCCCATTCAAATTCTTTTTCTTTAAATTGTAGAGTAACTCTATTTCTTTTATGTTAGTTTCGTATTTTTTACATTTTTCACAAGAACAAAAATCATTTATTTGCTTATTAATATCATCAAATCTTCTTCCTGCTTCTTCCCATATTCCATCAAACTCATAATCCTTTTTATCTATAATCTCTTGTATATCTAAATTCTGCTC